TAAACAGTTGGTCTGGGTGGTGGTGGCATTCATCACGTTGATGCTGGGGCTTTTAACTTTGAGGAGTTGTTTATGACACCGAACAGAATCCAGTTCAGCGGCACAGACAGCACATGGGTGATGCGTATTACCGCAGATCGCCGCATTGAAGTTAACGAAAACGTTGAGGTCACTAAAACGGCGCAGGATGTTCTGGGTGCCTTGCAGCATTTGTTGAAGCCAGCACCTGTGCAGGAGCCTGTGGCGCATGCTGTGTTCACAGTGCTGGAGGGGTTTACGCTTCCGCATGATGTTCGAAAGATTCTCGAAGCCGCTTACTACACCTTACCCGCAGCACAGCGGCAATGGGTTGGGCTGACTGAGGAGGAGCGCACAGAAATTAGGCGAGAACATTACGCACGAACACTTCCACTTATGGATGCGGTTGAAGCCAAACTCAAGGAGAAGAACACATGACTTTTCAAGTAATCTTTCAAGTTGAAGGCACACCTGTACCAAAAGGTCGTCCAAGATTTGCCAGGAGGGGCAAGTTTGTCTCAACTTACAGCCCAAAAACCACAGTTGACTACGAAACCAAGGTTGCTGACGCTGCAAAGATAGCAATGGGCTCACAGAAGCCTTTAGAAGGCCCCATAGTGACCTGTATTTACATCACCCTGCCTACCCCAGCCTCCTATAGTAAAAAGCGCACCAAGGCTTGTTTATCAGGTGAAGAGCGTCCCACCAAACGCAGTGATATCGACAACTTTTGCAAAGCTCTTTTTGATGGCATGAACGGCATTGTCTTTGTAGATGACAGTCAAGTGGTGTCTTTACACGCCACAAAAGTGTATGGGACTGTGGGTCTGGTAGAGATCATGGTCCAAGAACATCTGATGTAAGGGTATGTCCCTATTCCAATCAACTTGATTGAGCTCCACAATTGGTTTGCCAATCACGGCATCAAAGGAAATGCAATGAAAGTTACGACCACAGTCCACATCTATAACTCCCAGTACTCATGGGAGACAACACCCAGATTTAGCGTTTACTCTCTTAAAATCGATGATAGTGAGCACATGACCTATGTAGGCGCTCAAGAAATTGAAGTTGAAGTGCCTGACAGTTATGACCCGAGGGCTCAAAAGATTGCTGCTCTTGAAAAGCAAAGGCAAAAAATCATGGCTGACTATCAAAAAACAGTCAATGAGATCAATGAGCGTATTTCTAAACTGCAAGCCATTGAATACACACCATGAGAAAGAAAAGCAAATACAAACCCAGACCAGTATGTCTAGACAACATGCACTGGGTAGTGTCTGGCATGAAAAAGGTAGGAACTCTACCTACTGCTGGTGTAGCGCTGAAGCTAAAGAACCATGAGGCTTTGGACTCCATCTTAAAAGGTGAGGCTACAAAAGATCATCTTGATGTCCTAATTTATGCTGTAAACATGGCTGAGGCCATGATCCGCATACGGGATGACTTAGGTGCTGATTGGGCAGCAGAGATAAGAGCTGCTCAAGACGCTATCTACACAATGGCTAAACGAGGTGTGGAGAAGAACCGCTTTGCTTTTACAGGTCCTGAGATGAATGCTGTAAGGGTGGTGATGGATGTCCATGATGCCCAGCTAGATGATTGCAGTGTCAAAGAGATGGAGAGGGCTTTGGAGCTGGTTGCGGAAGAGATCCGGCTAAAGAAGTGCCGACCAATCGTGGAGGCTGTATGAGAGATGCGATAGAAATGGCCCGTCAAGCTGGCTGGGAAATGGACGACAGTCTGGTTCTTGAGCCTGAAGTTATTTGGTATATGAGCCAAGGGCAACTTGAGCGCCTTGTTGCTATTGTCCGTGCTGATGAGCGTGAGATTGCTATTGAAAGAGCGTTTGTTGCAATGCTAGGCGCAAGCCATGAGTTGACATTACGTGTAGTCCGAGCCATTCGAGCAGGTAAGACATGATCCACTATCACGGTATGCCAATTACCCCGGCTACAGCAGCAGTAGCCGCTGTACAGGCTGGGCATGGGTTTGTTTCTTTTCAACACCCCGATCAGCTTGGTATTGCTGCTGAAGTTTGTCAATCATTTGCTGTTGACAATGGTGCTTTTAGTGCCTGGAAAAGCGGCAATCCAAGGATTGATTGGTCAGACTTTTACGAATGGGCATTGATGTGCAAAAAGATGCCCAACTGCGACTTTGCCGTCATCCCAGATGTGATTGATGGCACTGAAGACGACAACAATGCCCTTGTTCGTGCTTGGCCTTTGGGTAACTTCTTTGGAGCTCCTGTTTGGCATATGCATGAATCAATCAGCAGGTTGACATGGTTGGCTCGGACGTTTCATCGTGTTTGCATTGGGTCATCTGGTGAATTTGCAGAGATTGGAAATTCTTTGTGGTGGGGTCGAATATCAGAAGCAATGAATGCCGTTTGTCCTGACGGAAGTCCAGTTTGCAAGCTTCATGGTTTGCGGATGCTTGACCCTGAAGTATTTACAAAGTTGCCATTTGCATCTGCTGACAGCACAAACATTGGAAGGAATGTAGGTATAGACAACAAATGGAGAAATGGGAATTACCCTCCACCAACAAAAGAAGCAAGAGCAATGGTTATGAGGCAAAGAATTGAATCTTATAACTCTGCACAAAAATGGATCAAACAACCAATTCAGGAAACATTAATATGAAAACAGCAATCGCAATTTACGCCTTGGCAATGACTGCCGCCAACTTGTCTATTTCGCATTTTGGCCCTTGGGTATCACCAATTAACTCATTTTTGTTTATTGGCCTTGATTTGGCTTTGCGTGACTTGTTGCATCAAAGGTTAAAAACATGGCAAATGGGATGCCTAATTGTTGGCACTGGTTTGTTGACATATTTGCTAAACCCTGCTGCTGGAATGATTGCAATTGCGTCTGCCGTTTCATTCACTGCCGCATCTGTTGTTGATTGGGCTGTGTTCGCAAAACTTACTGGCACATGGATCAAACGAGCAAACGGTAGCAACATTGCTGGCGCTGCTGTGGACAGCGTTGTATTCCCTACGTTGGCTTTTGGTGTTTTGATGCCTCAAATTGTTGCCATGCAATTTGCAGCCAAAGTTGCAGGTGGTGCTTTCTGGGCTTATGTAATTTCAAAAGTTAAACATGACTGACGATCCATTTCACTACGAAAAGCCTGAATGGTTGGTGCTTAAACAGCGTGAACATAACAGGCAACTCAGAGAGAAACGACTAGGTAGGCCAATAGGAACCTGGGGTGGTAAACGTCAGGGTGCAGGTCTGAAGAAAAAGACAGAAGAACCCAAGTACACCAACCTAATCGCATTAACTCTAAACAGCATCCAAAAACAAGTACTCATAGAAATGGGTAATGGTGATCTGGATACTGGTGTACAGAACTTAATCAACCAACACATTTGAAAGCAAAGCATGACTAAAACAGAAATCCTTGACCACTTTGCCTTGTACGCAATGCAAGCGCAAATTGAAAAAATGGGAATTACAAACCCGTTTGCTATGGCTCAGACATCGTATCGGTTAGCAGTAGAAATGCTAGAGCACCGTGACCGCATCTTGCGAGAGTGGCAAAAAGAGCAAGAAACTCAACATCGGCATAAGGCATCTGATTTACATGAATTAAATCTGCCAGTTAGATACCACAGATGCTTAATTTCAGAAGATATTTTGATGAAGCAAGATTTGTGTAACTGGACTGAGCGAGAACTCAGAAGGATTCCAAATATGGGCGTAAAAGGATTTCAGTTTGTCAAAGAAGCAATGAATCTAAATGGGTTGAAATTTAAGGGGCAAGAAGATGCTTGAACAAAGAAAAGATGCCCTAGGCAATCCACCGTACTGGGTTTGCACAAAATGCAACTGGGCTTTCCATGTGTTGCAGGAAGCCAATAGACATCAGTGCGGGACAAAAAACAAAACAACTCCAGCTTATGTGAGTTATTCAAGGAAAAGCAATGATTGAGATAAACCCAGAAAAAGCCATTCGTTACATCCAAGAGCATGCAGAGAAATATGCAAAAGCAAAAGGTGATGTAGCGTATACAGAGAACTATCTCAAAGTTGTTAAATCACAACAGATGAACAACAGTGACTCTAGCTCTCTTGGTCAACGAGAAGCAGATGCCTATGCAAGTCCTGAGTATGTGCAATCGATCTTGGCCCACAAACAGGCGGTGGAAGAGGAAGCCCACCTGAAGTGGATGCTGACTGCTGCTCAAGCAAGGATAGAAGTTTGGAAGACGCAGGAATACTCCAAACGCTCTGAGATGCGGAACCTGTCATGAGAGTGCTTGTTGCATGTGAATACTCTGGGAAGGTCAGGGATGCCTTTGCTGCCCTTGGACATGATGCAATGTCCTGTGACCTGCTGCCAACTGATTCGCCTGGTAAACATTACCAAGGTGATGTGTTTGACATCATCAACGATGGATGGGACCTAATGGTTGCTCACCCACCATGCACTGACTTGGCTGTAAGTGGGGCTAAACACTTTGCTGCCAAACAGGCTGATGGTCGTCAGGATGCTGCACTTAACTTTGTTCGCAGATTGCTGGACGCTCCCATTGACCGAATTGCTTTGGAGAACCCTGTCAGCATCATCAGTAGTCGTATCCGTAAGCCTGACCAAATAATCCAGCCTTGGATGTTTGGACATGAAGCAACAAAAACAACGTGCCTATGGTTGAAAAACCTGCCTCATTTGAAGCCAACAAACATTGTTGACAAGGGTGCTAGACACATCACAAAGAGTGGCAAAAGCTTACCTACTTGGTACAACCTGCCACCAAGTGCTGACCGTTGGAAGATTAGAAGCGCAACATTTCAAGGTGTTGCAGACGCAATGGCTAAACAATGGGGTAGTTATGAACAACAAGATCAGCGCCAAAGAGAGATTGCATTTAGCTAGGGTCAAGGAGCTACCCTGCTCTGTATGTGATGCTCCTGGGCCAAGTGATGCACATCATGTAAAACAGGGTTTGCAGTACACTTGCGTAGCATTGTGCAAAGATTGTCATCAAGGTAGTTTTCTTGGTTGGCATGGACAAAAAAGAGCATGGTCTATCCGTAAAATGGATGAAATCGATGCCTTGAACAAAACCATTGAAAGGTTAGTCAATGAACTACGGTGAATTCCTGCTGACGTTGATGCATTCGTCAACAAACACACAGATTCTGCATCGCCAAACAAAAAGCTATGCAGAGCATAAAGCTCTACGTAGGTTTTATGAGGAGATCATTCCCCTGGTAGACAGCCTCACAGAGTCTATACAGGGCCTAGAAGGCGAGATCATCGAGTACCCTGTGGACTACTATGGCCCAGCATCCAGTGGCCTTGAAGAGCTGTCTTCACTGAAAGACTACGTTGCTGATGAGCGTGTCAACCTGCCAGCAGCCAGTGAGATCCAAAACATCGTTGACGAAATCTCTGATCTGATCAACAGTACGCTGTATAAGCTCAAATTCCTGAAGTGAGTGTCCCTGAGTGAGTGACTTTAGACCTCCTAACCGAGGTCTTTTTTTTGGTCAAAAGTTTTTGAACCTGCCAGAAATCCAGAAATACCCCTGCTAAAAAAAAGGGAGGCCTAAAATTTTTGAGGGGGGGGGGTACTTTTGTTTTTGGCAAACTTGTCATCAGAGATCAGTCGGCCCCATCAAGGCCCATCAACCCCCATCGACACCCATTGCTGGTCAACAATCCAAAGGGGGCTACAAGGCCGCTACAAGGCCGATAAAGGGCCTAATTTCAATCCATGCACCCTAGCCCTACAAAATACAGATAAAGCCTCAAAAGCCCGATTCTATGAAGTAAGTACTCACTAACTTAACAAGCCCAAAAAAACCCGGAACGAATCCGGGATTCTTTGAAATTGTCAGTTAGATACTGTCAACCAGCACCCAAAAAAATTCAGCTTTGACACTTCGCCATTGTTTAGGGTTGTCGCATAAGTGAACGATCAAGCCCAATTCATGCACACCAATGACTGTCCAGAGCGCAACATTATCAAGGGTTGTTATCACGCCAATTTGTCCAATTTGGTTTTGTATGTGCATATGTTCTTTCAGTATCTTGAACGGTAATAACGTAGGCCGTCATAAGGGCAAACTGTCCATTGTTTGATTGATCCATCTGGCTTTATCCATAATTCACGGGGGAAGTCTTTGTAATGTGTTGCACCATGCCCGAAACGAATTTCGGACGGTGTAGGGTTTCGGTGTGCGGTAATAGAATCATTGCCGGATTTAGTGCGATAAAAATCATAAGTCATTGTTTAGCCCTCTGGATGTTCTTGCTGGAATAAAGATATTGCCTCTTTTTTGGTGTATCCCATGTATTGTTTAGATACCAAATAACCGTCAACAATTGCACTGATACGCCAAGCCCCTTGGAATGTGCGTTCAATTTCCAATGAATATTTGCTCATGCTATGTCTCCATCTTCGGTAAATTCATAATCGTTGATTTGTAAAAAATCAGTTATTGCTTCATCAGAGTAGTGATAAGAAATGTCCCGCCTAACTGATGACAAAAAAGCCTCAATTGCAGTCTCAAAGGCGTGATACGCATCGCCCGTCCTCTTAAATTCATCGTGAAATGTGTAGCGTAAATCACTGTCAAAGCAAAATCCAGTAGGCATTGCTTCACGATTAAAGCTGGATAGTCTTACGCCCCGGAAGTGTTTCGGTGTTGCATCTGTAACGATTGAAGCCCGATAACAGTCTGACAATGTGCATTCTGTGACTTTGATGCAAAATTCATCGCAAAAAGCATTGAGACTATCTAAACAGTCTTTTGTCCACGGGTATTCCATGTAATAACGCTGTTTCTCAATGGCCCGTTCTTTAGCTTTGTCTGACAATTCATCAAAGGTGTAAATTGTGGTTTCAATTGTTCTCATGGTGTACCCCTTAAAAGATTTGGTAAACAATTTCGCAGTCTGTTTCACCTAAAACAACAGTGTTTTCATTCAAATAGTCAAGGACTTGTTGTTTTTGCTCATCTTCGTTTTCGTTTTCGTCAATCTCGATTGAGTAGTTAGCCGCTATATCGTGCCAATTGTCTGTTGCATATTCACAACAAATGGCAATAACATCTAATTCCAATTCTTGGCCCGTTGATTCTTCCATCTCTTCCAAGTACTCAAAAATAACCATTAGGGCTTGATACCCGAATTGATCGTATCGGTCATATGCCCTAAAAGCATCAACAAAGTCTGAAAAATTTATTGTCTGTTTCATGGTGTTTCTTTCGGTTTAATAGGTTAAAACGTCAAAGTAAGCAAGGGCAAAGCCAGCAAGGACAAGGCCCAAAAGAACGGCGGTAAGGATGTCAAAAATTGTGTCTTTCATGGTTAGTCTCCCAATTGATGTGCGTCTTTATCTGGATTGAATTCGCCTACATTGCCGCCCGAATAGGCGTGCTCAGCTTCCATTGACAAGGCTGTCAAGGTTTGCTTGTCAAGGATTGACGTTACATCGGTGCATTCAAAGTAGACCGCAGTTAATCGATCAAAATAAGACGAAATTTCAAGGTCTAGAACGACAGTCACAATACCGCCGTTTAGGGTTGTCTGATATTCATGTTCCATGATGATCCTTTAAGGTTTGGTTATTGATGTATGTATTGTGAGTGTTTATATGCGATTGTGTACTAGGGGAAACCCTATGTTTTGCATCTTTAAACCCTAATAGGGAATACCCTAATGGCTATCAAGTGAAATCAAGTGCAACTATTGACAATGGTTGATTGATAGGTTTTGGCTATGCTTAAACATGGGTGGAAATCCGGTCAAAAGGTGGACAAAAAAGAAAAGAAAAAAGAAACCCAATTTCTGTCTATGCCTTGATACATAAGGCTTTCAAGAGATCAGACACTAGCTCTAGGCTTTCCAGCGAATGACTAGATCAGACACTACAAAACACTGGAAAACTTATAGATGATTGGGCACCTGCCCGGATACTTATTCATAGCCTCTACAGAGTGAGAATAGACCCTGATGGCTACTACCCCCCTAGGAATCAACAGACCCCCCTAGAATCGCGTTTAAATGCGTTTAACCCCCCTGGGAAAGAGGAGGGGGTAGGGCTGGAACTGAGGCAAAAGGAGGGGGCCCACTCACCCATTCCCAAAATTCCTACAAAAACTTTTTCCACCTGTCTCAATCTGGAAACGCAAACTAAACCTGAGTATTACTTCTCTAGAAGAAAAACCCTTAAAACTAGGAAAAGTGCCAGTTTTACCGGGGTTATATAAAAG